GCTATTTCCGTAAACAGTCTAAGTGTTTTATACTGTTTTAATTGCTATTTCTATTCTAAAATCATGAATCTTTACGGAATAATTAGGCACGACATGGAAATCGTCAAAGATCGCTTCAAAAAGTCGAACAATAAAAACCTCGCGCATTGGTTGTCTGACTTTTCGACTTGGGACAAAAACAAATTCGCAGGCGAAGTCAAAAAGGCTATGCATGATGCATATGGCATAGACGTGAAATTCGACGAGCATTTGATTTCAATGCTCTCAGATCAGATGCAAAGCTATGTGCTTTCCAGCAAGGCACTGGCTGAAGAGGAAATGGTTGAGCCGGCTATCAATGGCACCAGGATGGTCAATCCCAACTACAAGGTGCGCGATGCCTCGCTTGCGCGTGTCCTGCAAATTTTCACGTCGCTTGGGTTGCTGCCCAACGGCAGGCCTAAAAAGAAGGCTGCGCCGACTGAAATTGATGACATCCTGGCAGGACCGAAAGCCGCATGAACTGGCAAGATGGAGTCCAATACGCCAGAGACGTTTCGCTAGGCAACATCAATGTCTGCCGTGACGTTCAGTTGGCATGTCAGCGATTTCTGAATCAATTTGACAATCAGGAATGGCGATGGGAATTCCGGCCCGAATATGTCGAACATGTGCTGCGTTTTGTCACGCAGGTGAAGCATGTGAAGGGCGCTCTAGCCGGTCAGCCTATGGTGCTGATGCCATTTCAGATCATGTTCATCTGCGCGATCTACGGCTTCCGCGACAAAAAAGATCCATCGCTGCGCATGGTGCAAGATGTGATCATGTTCATCCCTCGCAAGGCGTCGAAATCAACACTGATTTCAATCGTCAGTTTGTACGAGTTGCTGTTTGGCGACGTTGGATCAGAGGTTTACTGCACCGCAGTAAATAGGGAGCAAGCGAGTATTGTTTTCGACACTGCCAAAGGCATCATTGAAAGAATGCCAGCGCAGTTGGCGGCGCAGTATCAGGTCTACCGGAACGAGATCAAAAAGGCATCTGATAGCCAGTCTAAGTTCATGGCACTGAGCCGAGACTCGAAAAAGACTGGCGACGGCAAGAATCCATCGGTTTCGATCATCGATGAGGCAGCGCAGATTACTGAGCGGAACGCCATTGAGGTTATTCACTCGGGGATGGTTGCGCGGAAGAACCCGCTCAGAATCTATATCACTACTGCATCATTCACGCGAGAAACGATCTTTTTCGAGAACTTGCAATACATGAAGTCTATGTTGCACGGGATGGCAGAGGACAATCCCCGCTGGTTTGGCATGCTGTATGCCTTGGATGACGGGGACGACTGGAAAGATCCTGCGGTCTGGTCAAAGGTTAATCCCATGCATGGAATTTCGATCAATGCAGAAGCGATTGAGCAACGAGTCAAAGAGGCACAGTCCAAACCTTCAGCAATCAATGAGTTGCTCTGTAAGACGTTTAATGTCTACGTGTCGTCAAATTCTGCTTGGGTGGACGTTGCCCAATGGGAGCAGGCTGGCACATTGCCCAATGATGAGCCGGAATCGACTTTTATCGCGTTTGACCTTGCTGCAACGCGTGACTTAAATGCGGTTTGCACATTGCACCGCTATCAGAATGACACGTATTACGCGAAGTTCATGTTTTTCTTGCCAGAGGAAAGTCTCACGTTTATCCCAACGCATTACAAATCGATTTTCGAGCAGGCGCATGCTCGTGGTTCGCTCAAGTTGACGCACGGGAACGTCACTGACTACGTGGAGATCGAGCAATACATCAAAAACGAATGCGAACGATATAACGCCAAAGAAATTGGATTTGATGCATGGAATGCCGCGGCCTTGGTGTCCAGGTTATACGAAGCAGGCTTGCCGGTGAAGAAAATTGGTCAAGGCATGTCTGTCTTGAGCAATCCATCAAAGCACGTTGAGAAATTGATTCTCAGCAAATCAATTTCGCACGATCACGATCCGTTTGTGGCATGGCAACTCGGCAACTGTGAGGTTTACGAGGACGTGAATTCAAATAAAAAGATTCGGAAAAATAGTGCTGACTCTTCTGCCAAGGTTGATGGCATAATCGCAATGATTATGGCGTTTCATTGCTCTTTGGATAATCCTGTGCTAAACAGCAGCTACGGATTCAGAAGTTTCTGATAGAGAAACGAACGAAAATATGGCAATTCTGGACATTTTCCGTCGAAAAAAAGCGGCTCAAAACGAGGCAAATACCGTTTTGGGACAGTTGCAACTTGGCAACCAAGTTGTTTATGCGGCTGGGCAAAAACAGCCAACGTCCAGTCAACTGCTGTATGTCACGACTTCCAGCGCGACTGTAGCCGGAAGAACGGTCGATATTTCACTTTTGACGCGGAATTCGACGATTATGTCGTGCGTCAACGTGAAGGCTCGCGCATTGGCGCAACTCCCGATCAATGTGATGTTCAAGGCAGACGATGGCACGTTTGTCGATGCCTTGAAATCAGAAACCGTAGGGACGAGGGACAAGTCAAAAGCAAGGCAAATTGTTAATTTGCTGCATTCTCCAAACAATTTCCAGAGTAGTTACGAGTTCTGGTATCAGTGGTGCATGTGGCAGGATCTTGCTGGCGAATCGTTCACGCTGTGGTGGCGCAAAGATCAGAAGGATGCAAATTCGACGCCTATCGAGATGTACAACCTCGATTCGACGCTGATTACAGTCATTCTGACTCCCGCCAGATACCCGTCTTATCGACTGTCCACGCCTTCATACGGCTTCAGCGAAGATCAACCGCTGGCTGCGCATCAAGTCATGCATGTCAAGGAAGCTGCATGGCAAGGATCGTCTGGCTTCAATAAGGGCATTTTGGCGACCGAATTGGTTGCGTTAGATCAGGATATCGATCTTTATGCCAACTTTGTCATGCAAAATGGTGCAAAACCGTCGGGTATTTTTACCACCGAAATGGTGATACCGGATGCGAAATACAAAGAAGTTGCCGCTCGATTGAAGGAAGCGTGGTCGGCAATGACTGGATCTCGCGCAACTGATCCGAGTAAGGCTGGCCAAGGCATGTTGCTTGATCAGGGAATGAAGTACATGCCGGTCGATATGCTCACATTGCAGGATGCTGATTGCGCAAAACTGAAACAGCAAACTATTAGCCGCATTTGCAGTCTATTCGGCGTCCCGGCCTCGATGCTTGGGTTTGGCGAGCACAAATATAATAATACCCAGACTCAGTTGGATGAATTTTACAAAACCACGATGTATCCCATGATTATTAACATCGAGCAAAAACTGAAGCAGCATTTGCTCAAGGGATACCCGAATCTTTGCATTCGCTTTGACACCAAAGATTTTCTAAAGGGTGCGGCGCTCGATCAGATGAACTTTGCGTCTGCTGGCATCAATGCCGGGATCTTGACTGCAAACGAGGCACGCGAATATTTGAATATGGGGAAGATGGACGGCGCAGACGAATTGCGTGTTGGCAAAGCGGTAGAACCTTTGCCTGGATCGTCACCGCAAGATACGGGTGGTGGTGGGGGCAATCAAACGCGCAAAATGAATATTGGCAAAACGTGAGCATTCATACCATAATAAAAGCATTGACTTCTCAAATAAAGAAGTCTGATGTTATACTGCCATCGCGCAGCATACCCCATAAAATAAAAGATGATGACCAATCGACAATGAATGGGGTTGTGAATGAAAAATCTAACGCTGCTTTGCGAAGCGAAAATCGAACTCGGCCAGGACGCGGACGAAAACGCAAAACAGACCGGAGCGATTGATGCCAGGGTGACAACCTGGGGCGCTCGCGAAGGTCTGGATGGGCGTAGATTCAACTATCAGCCTGAAGGATTTGCGCAATGGGCTGATGAATTTGCTGAAGCGGGCAAGCCGCTTCCAATGTTCCTCAATCACAACGACATGGGTATGCCCGTTGGTCAATGGGACGAGTTTTCCTTTGATTCCGAGGGCATGACAGCAAAAGGTCGCCTGTATCTGAACACCTCGATGGGTTCAGATCTTTATTCTGTCCTGAAAGAATCTCCTGCACTTTTCGGTGGTGTATCTGTTGGCGCCTACGCTGAAGAGGGATGCATGGTGGATAAGGATGGCAAGCCTGTCAAAGAGATGGACGACGAAGGCTATTTCCAGATTACCAAAGGTGGATTGCGCGAAGTGTCAGTGGTTATGTTTCCTAATAACCCGGAAGCTGCAATTCAAAAGCTGGAGTTTCAGTCAGACCTGACTGAACGAAAGATCGAGAAAATCCTGCGGGATGCTGGATTTTCAAGAAAAGATGCGACCACCGCATCTTGCGCTCTCAAGGAATTCATCAAGCGGGATGCTGATGAACAAATTGAGGAAATCGCACCTACTCAGCGGGATGCTGATGCGGTGGTCGAAAGTGAGATTCTCGCTGCAATTGAGCAGCGCGAACTCTTGTCAATTCTGAGCAAAAGGTAAAGTCATGGAAAAGATTCTTGAGAAACTGGACGCAATCGACGCCTCCAATCAGGCAAAAATCGCTGAAAGCGTTGAAGCAATCAAAGTTGAGTTTGAAGAGAAAATCAATGCTCTTGAGGCGAAGATTGCTGAAGTGCAAGCACCTGCCATCATCAAGGCTCCTGCAAAGACGATCCGCCAGGATGTCAATCGGCGCGTCATCGAGCAGTTGTCGGAATTTTACAAGAAGGATTCTAAACGCGAGATCGAACTTAAAATGTTCGCTGATGAATCGGAGCGTCTGCGGTTTTTCTCGGAAGCCTCTGCGCTGACTGGTTCTGGTGCTGGCATTGGTGGTCGCACGGCATACGATCCGGTGTTCACGGCACTGCGTCTCGCTAACCCGCTTCGTGGCGTTTCTCGCACGACCAGCACTGATGGATCGACCTATCAGTTCCGCGCCAAAGTGGGCAACGCAGGCGTGGGTTGGGGATACGCGATTAACAACAACACCGCGGCCACGACTGAAGACATGAACATCTGGCAACTGACGTTGCAAGACATGAATGTCCAGTTCCCGATCCGCACGGCTGCTCTTGACGACATTGATGGTTTGGAAAGCAATGTCGTATCAGACATGCTGGCGGAATTTTCGCAAGCGGAAGGTCTTGGAATGATCGTGAATAACGATCAAGCAGGATCGACCACCACCGCGACGGGCGCAACGAATGGTCTGCGTGGCCTAAACCAGTATCCTGGTGCAAATGGCACCTACACTGCCGGCACGGTTTCTACCGCGGCTTTCGGCACTTCTGGTTCGGGCGCGACGAGTGGTCTGCACTCCATTGCAACGTACGACCAGTTGACCAGCAACGTCAACACGGTTGGCGCGAATGCGATCACGTACAAAGACGTGATCAATTTCGTTTATAGCCTGCCGCAGCAGTATTGGACGAGTTCTGCGCGTTTCGTGATCAATCCCGTGCTGCTCCAGGCAATTCGCGGATTGGTTGATTTGCAGGGTCGCCCGATCTATGTTGATGGGCTGGCGCGTGATGATGGCATTGTCGGATCGCTGCTCGGATTTGATGTTGTCGTCAACAAATACGTCGATGCGCCGTCTCAGTTGACCGCTGGTGCTGCTGGCACCGTCAGTCGCTATCCCATGTACTTCGGAGACTGGCAGCGCGGTCATGCGATTGTGGATCGGCTCAACATGGTCATGCGCCGTTATGACCAAACGCTCCCTGGCTCGATCACGTTCTACGGTGAGAAGCGTTTGTGTACGAGCGTTATCGATCCGAATGCCATCATTCGGTATCGTTCGACTGCTACTGCCAACAACTAGTAGTCAAATGCCGGAGGGGAGAAATCCTCTCCGGTTTTTTAATCAGTAGAGCAAAAACTATGACCGTCTCCCAAAAGATTTACGAAGCCGTATGCGCCGCTATTTTGGATGGCGGGCAAGTGAATGTGAATTTGAATGAGGCATCCGCTCTGACCGGATCAGGCTCTAATATTGGTGGTCAGATTCTTTTTGATGATTCGTTTGACGAGTTGCGCTTGGCTAATCCTTTTCGGATTGGTGCGCGTCAAGTGCCTTGCAACAACTCAGATATGATGTTCGTTGCCAAACTTGGCAATTCTGCCAATGCGACGAATCCTTGGGGCTACACGTTTACTCCCAATACCGGATCGCCCAATACGGCGACATCGATTTGGCAATTGCCTGTGCGAACGCTGGTGGCACAATTGCCAATCAGAACTGCGGTCTACAATGACATTAACAATCTGCCAACGACAATCATTGACGACAAGGTTCTGGAATTCTCGCAGCTTGAAGGCGAGAGCATGGCGATCAACGATGACCAAGCTGGATCGACCACCACATCGACTGGTGCGACGAGCGGCTTGCGTGGACTAGATTCCTATGTGACTGCTGGCGCAAGTGCATTTGGCACCAGTGGCTCTGCAATCACGAACGGCATCCATTCGATTGCTACCGTGTCGTTTGGTGGTGTTACGCCGACTTACAACAAGATCGTCGATATTGCCAATGCGTTGCCTGCACAATACTGGACGCTTCCTGGCACAGCGTGGCACATGCGCCCTCAGATGATTCAAACTCTGCGACAACTTAAGGATTCGCAGAACCTGCCGTTGTTCTTGGAAATCGGTGAGGCAGATGGTGCTGCTGTGGGTAACGTATTTGGGTGGCCGGTGATTGCAAACTCTTACTTGAGTGCAGCTTTCCCGATCTACCTTGCCAATTGGCCGAGGTTTTTGACCATTGGTGATTACCCGCAAATGACCGTTCAGGTCATGGATCAGACAGCACCTGGGTTTGTGACTCTGTTTGCGGAAAAGCGAGTGGTATCGTCGGTGCGCGATCCTTTCTCTGGTGTGCGAGCGAGTGCTGCGTAATGGCGACTGAAAATCAGACGTTAGCTCAGTTCTATTCGACTGATCGGAATCCTTTTAACTATGTCAAATTTGAACAAGTTACGAGGGATTACGTTACGTCTTGGTTGACGCTTGATGAAATTACGCAACAGTTGAACCTGTTTCAAGACGAGAGCCAGGACGAATATCTGACGACTCTTGAAACAGCAACACGATTCGCCATCGAGGATTACCTGGGAATGGCAGTTTTCCCGGTGCAATATCGCGTCTATTACGCCAATCCCGGTTTGTTTAGCACTGCGATCTATCTTGATTTGCCGGAAGTATCGTTGGGCCGGGCTGGCGCAACGATCAATTCTGTTGGTGTATGGACTGGATTGCCGCCAGTTTTTACTGCTCTGAGCAACAGTACATACTGGTACGATTCAACAGGGAATCGTGTCATCGTCCAGGGCATTCCGAATAGCATTAGTCAATACTCGGCAAATCCGATTGAAGTGTTGTACACCATCCCGGCCAATCCGATAGCGCAGTATCCGGTGGTAAAACAAGCTGGATTGTTGCTTTTTACGCACCTGTACAATAATCGGTCGAATACCGTAGAGAAGCCGCTCAAGGAAATTCCTTTCGGCGTTGCTGCGTTGCTTCGTCCATACAAGCCATTGGTGATGTAGTGGGCATTAAAAGATACGAAAATATGGACGTGAACAATGTCACTAATGGCATCAATGCGTTTGGTGAATACACTACGACCATCACAAAATGGTTTTCTACACGTGCGTTGGTTTCTGAGGTTAACGGCAATCTAAAAATATCAGAAAAGTATCGGGTGTATGAGGATCTTGAGTGGTTTACGTTCAATTACACGCCGAATATGAAAAGTGTTGCCGAGAATCAAAACTTGCACAGCATCACCTGGAGAAACAAGGACTGGAGAATTGTCGAGACGAAAGAATCAAACGACAGGATGCATATCACGTTGATGTGCTATCGCAATGACCCGTCTGTGCGCGTATGAGCCAGCAAAATCCAGCAGTTTATGCGCAGGCGATTCAG